GTCTGCTTTCTCTTTAAGAGCTTTTTTTACGGCTGCGCTTAGTGGTTTTCTTCTTTTTCTTTGTGGTGACATTTTGAGCAACTCTTGATTTTTGTACAGCTTTTATATCAATATACTCTCCTTTTCTATAAGCTTCGGCAGTTCGTTTTATCTCAGCCGCTTTCGCAGCCCTGTTTTTAGAACCAGACAGATATTTTTTAGGAACTCCTGTCTTTTTGTCCTTTGGAACTCGCCTTAGTTTTCTAGTCACTTTTTAGTTTTTTTCTTTGGTGCTGGTTTTTCTTTTACAGCTTTTGGTTTTGGCTCATCATAAGTCTGGACTTTGAATGTATATCCCATTATTTTTTACCTCCCTTCTTTACTTTCTTTGTTTTCTTTTTACCGCCTGAGTGATACATAGGAAAATAAGTAACTAGTTGTATCTTACTTCCTTTTGCGTTTTTTAGCAGTTGATAAAGCTATTGCTTGAGCTTGTTTTAATGTCTTGCCCTCTTTCATCAGCAAACGTATGTTGTCAGAAATAGTCTTTTGTGATTTGCCTTTCTTAAGTGGCATGATTTTTTATGTATATAACTGTTGTAACCTTTTCAATGAAACTTCGCTACCATCATTGCGAATCATCTTTCGTAAAGCTGCCTGTCCTGATCCTTCTTTTTTTGCCAATCTTTTAAATATTCTTACTTTTCCTTCACTTCCTAAAGTTTTAACTTGAAGCTTTTTATCTTGATTAAGTAACCAGTTTCCATATGTAGTTCCCTGCGGAACTCTGCCTGTAATACTTGGTCTTGTATCAAGCTTAGTCGCTGGCGGCTTTTGAAGGTTTGGATAATCTTTCTGCAATCTGTCAAAGTCAACAACAGGCACAGTAGTTGATCGACAATTAAAATGTTGAGGTGGTGTAGGGCCTTTATTATATTCAAATATTTGACCATCTAATCTTCGACATATCGGACTTGTTCTTGAGTCTAGCGTTGCAACATATTCATATTTTGGTGCAACCTTTTTATTTGCTGCATATACAGCCTGTGATGCTTGATTTGTAACCTGATTAACAGATGTTCTGACAATAGTTGAAATCTGATTATTAGCTACTTTTGTTAGCTCTCCTCCAGCAAGAGCCAACTGCTTAACAGATAAAGGGCCAAAGTCTGCAAACTCAAGCCTTCCAACAAGTCTCCTAGTAATCTGATCTAGTGACTCACCAGCAAACACTCCTGATCTAACAGCTAAATCTAATCTTTCTGCTGAAGATTCTGCTAAACCCCTAAATGCTTTGTTTACTGTTGTCCCATTTGGCAGCCTGATTGCAGCCCCTTGCGTAGCAGTAAGACTAAATTTACCAGAACCAAAGTTAACAAAATTATCTTCTGTAAAAGCTTTACTTGTAAAAATATTTACTTTTGATGGATCAGTCATAATTACTGATTCAGCATACTTTGGACTTATGGCAACGCTGTTGATAGGAACATCACCAGATGATGTAACCTTTCTTAATTCGTTTTCAATAAAATCTTTCTGCAATATTGTCACCCCTTGAAGTTCTTTTTTAAAATCTCTTGCGGATTTATTTGACCATGATGCAAGACTATCTTTTGATTGTTTAATAATAGCTCTAAGTCTTTTTCTTGTTTGAGGTGCAATAATAACCCCTTCAGGAGCTGTTTGCTGTCTTAAATTTATTTGTCTTAGTTGTCTTGCTGCATTCAAAATAATCTCGTTGTAAGTTACAGCATATTTTTTTGCAACAGAATTACTGTACCTATTCAGATCAATAGTTTCCCTAAAAAATACCTCTGGAGTATCCATTTATCATTCTTCCTCTTGCTCCTCTGTATTTGGGTCAGGCTCTTCTGGTGGCTCTACTTCTGTAAGACCTCCCTGCTGTGTGCCTTCGATCTCTTCCTCAACGTCAAAGTCATCACCTAACACCTCACCAGCAGATAGTTGATTTAACAATGTTTCCTGAGTGATAGTTCCAGCAGTAAACAATGTGAGTAATGAAGTTATCTCCTGTGGTTCTAGTCTTGCACTTACAAAGTCTCTATTCACAAAGCTACTGCCAGCATTAGGTTCATTTAGATATTCGCTATGGAACTTAAGGCAGTTATCAATCAAGTCTTGCATCTGCTGTGCAATAACCATCATTGTGCTGTCATTTTGAGATCGATCTATTCGCTTGGCCTCCGCTGACTCTCCTACTAATTTTTGACCCAGCACCGCCGCTAGTGACAATGTATTGATCTGCTCTGCAATATCTTTCAATCTTGTGAACTGGCTGTCATAGCTATCACCAGATGGGCTGATATATTCCATGCGTGACTCAGGTGGCAGTGATAGTGCCTCATTAGGGCCTGTTGTTATCTCATCTGCATTAGGATAGCCAAAGACTGCAAGCATAGGAACAGAACTGATATGTAAAATATTATCCAAGTCAGACTGTATTTGATAATGCTTGAGGTTTAGTTCTGCAATGTCATACAAGGGGCTGCGGCTTTCGTAGTAACCAACTCTGTTGGAGTAGGCAATGGCAAACGGAATCTTGTCCTTGAGGCTCATTTCACCTTCATCAAACAATTTATATTCATTCTTTTTGTCATCTTTTCTGTGGATTTCATATCTCCCCCTTTCCAATACTCTGATCTGTTTAATTATCTTGTCACCATACTTTCCATCTGGCTCAACAACTTGCTCTAATAGACGCAACTGTGTGAGTTGCCTTATGCCATCTATGATCTCAGACCTAAATCCTAGAATATCTTTTGGTGTATATGTCACCCAATATGGTCTGGTTTTGTCCCCTTCCTTTGGTGCATCAACAAGCACCCCAACATGACCAAAGCTGATTGCCAGTCTTGCTGTGTTGTATAGCCAAACATTTAGATCATTACCCTCTAAATCAACATCAAACAACTGTTCTCTCACCAAGTCAGATACATCATCAAGTCTTACTGGCTTCCTGACTAACATACCTGACAGCATCTTTTCAATACGCTGCAAATATGGCACTACTGTTGATCTACTAAGTCTTACGTCATAGCTATCATCTGTTTCTCTTGCCTCCTGTGGCAAATATTTTCTATGTTCACTCCTAATCTTGTATGTTCCTTCCTTCAAATCTGTTATTAAATCCCAGAACTGAGCCATACGTTGATAGGCTGCATTAGGGCTTGCAACTGTGGTAGCAGCTTGTGTTATGGGCTGATTGTAAATATTTAGTGAGCTATACACAGTTTTGCCTCAATACTATCATGTTCTTAATATATTCTAATCCCTGTAGCTTTGCCCGACCTAGCAAACAATGGATTGAACTCACGCCATATCAAATATCCCACAGCATCAGCCATGTGGTCATAGCCTGACTCTTTATCTGGTTCTCCCTTTTCTGTATATGACTGAAGTTCCATTGATTCAATTAGCTTTCTGCAACTGGCATGGATTTGTAAACGGCTTTC